GGTGTAGCTAACGCGGTCAGGAACCGCTGCTGCCCTACTTACTAGTTCCCCGGAGGGACGCGACGCACGGCCGGAGCCCGTCACACCACTAGCTTTCGAACAACAGCGGTAACCTCCCGCTCGCGATTGTCCTCATCCCGGCGATGATAAACAATACACCCCTGGTCGCCCTGTAGGTCTGGCACCTACCCCGCGACAACTTTCACTTTCTTTGACTCCGACCCCGTAGATTAAGGGAATCCCACCCCCTATCCTCGGGTGCGACGAGCGCTCACTGGTTCGGGACCATTACCCCCCGAACTTCCTTACCACTGACGTGGCTAGCCATGGATTCTGGCACTTACGTGTTGAACAGGATTACGACCTCGTCTTCGGGTAGCCTGCCTCCGCCCAACCCCGACGGGGAAGGAAACGGTAGAAGGAGCCCAGTGCTAAGCTTCCGCTGCGACCAGCCAGAAACGATTCGAGAACCACGGATCCCGTCGCTAGACATCCAGTGTTTCGTCCTCAACGAGAACGAAGCCCCTATCCCAGTTCCTTCGGAACTGCTCAAGGCTGTCTAGCCCCCTCGACTCCTCGATGGACACAAAATTGGCCGGAACCAGATTCATGTCCCCCTCCTTTCGGCAAAGGGAGGATAACTTCGGCCGCCTTGAGCCGACAAAACTCAAGTACGACTTGCAGGGCTGGGCCCTGTAACCGTAGCTCCTACGTACTTTCCCGCAGGACGGAGAAAATACGTTCCTCTTCGAACCCCCCCAGCGCCCGTGTCTCCACATGACAACTCGTAAGGCTTCTGCCTCCACGGGCGTAGGATCCCTTCCGGCGATCCTAACCAACTCCTCAGGGAACACAACATCATCCGATGGTTCCGGCAAAGGCGTCCAAAACCGACGCACCCTGAGGCTCCGCTCTCTCCTGTAAGCGGGGTAGGTCTCATGACCAAGTTGGCTGGGGAGGAAACCCCAGCGCCTACCGATTCGGCACCTTTGAAAGGCGTCCACGAACCCGGGTGTCACCATAACGGCTTTCGCCATATGGATCATTCCGGGGAAATCGGCAAGCGCTCCTCCTCTCCGAAGATGGCGTATTTCGCGCCACTTCCTTCCACTCCTTAAGAAAACGGTCGAGTTGAGCTCGGCAACGTTTTCGGCACGAATTGTCTTATCAGCGTTGAGTCGGTACCCGGGTGGGTAGTCCTGCACACTAATAACTCGTCCGGCAGAAATGACAGCGTCATCACCGTTGACGAGGAAACGTGCCCCCACATCGTTCCGAGCCGCCCAGGAGGCGGCGCAGTAAGAGTGGATGCAGAGTAGAGGGAAGGAGAGGTAGGCTCCCTGCATCTGTCCATGACTGACTCTCGATACTTCTCCCCTCGAATCCTTAAAAAAAGGATACAAGGAACTCTTAGCGAACGCCCTAAGAGTACGGGGGATCTTCACCGAAGTGAAGAACAAGGAATCGAGAATTGCCTGAGAGACCGTAAGGTCTAGGCCGTCGGTTGCCGCTACCAGATCCACCGAGGTCTGGTAGGCGTTCACAAGGACAGACGCCATCTTTTCTTCGGTCGGAGGACCGCAAAGAATCCAATCCTGCTTAGCTAAGTGTGAATAAATTAGCTTATGCAATGGCGCAAGTAACTCGACACTCTCATCAAAGATGAGCATCGGTCTGGTCTTGCCCGTGGAAAGGACATCTTTGTATCGCCCAGTGAGCACGTGAGGGACAACCTCACTCTCAGCTGTAGTAGCGATAAAGAATTCATCCCGTCGTCCAGCCCAAAGGGCATCAGCGCGACCCTTACAGGCGCGAGCGGAAGGGTTCGGAACGTGACTCCCGACGATGGAGTGGTAGTTCCGATCCCAACCGGGACGAAAGATGCCGGATACGACACGTCTGACGTGTGCGACGTATTCCGGAGATGGGGGAGGGGGTTGAGAGCACGCGGTCGCTTCCCAATGGGACCGCGCGGAGGGAGTGTGTCGCCCGCAACTTTTCGGCAAGTTGCGTTTAATTGACGAGCAGCCATGGGCCAGAGCCCACCTGTCTCTTCGACACAACCTTTGTAGTGAACAAAGGCCGTTTTCCCCACGACGCTGGCGTCGCGGGAAGGCTACAGAGGTCCGCTCCTTACCCTGTAGCAAGAGGAATGAGAGGAAACGAGAGAGATCACCAGGGCTGCAGTCCGGTAGCTCAGAGTACGGAAGACCGTACCTGACCCGAAGCAACAGCAACCCATTGTGGATCGTTTCCTTGGTGTTACGAGTACTTTGAGAGCACTCGAAACACCGCTTAACCGTTGAACCACTGGTGGAATTATCAACGGGGTGCTTAACGCGCACCACACGGCTACTGCTCTTCTTTCGGGAGGAGCGCAGATTCGCAACCGGCATCGACCAAGGTAGCGAAGTTTCCTTTAGC